TCAAACTCTAATTAAATCAGCTGCAAGAACTGCGTCCCAATCAACCCTTTTAATCTGTTTTAACTGTTCGAGATTATTAAACCTTTCACCCGATAAGGACATCTGAAGATCTTTAATCTCTCTAGCTGTTTTAAGTCCAATACCTTTAATATGATCAGCGATCATTTGAGGTGTTGCACCATTAATATTTAACCGATTATCAGGGGGAAAAGTGCGAGGTTCTTCTTTTGCTGCTTTATCTTTTACCTGAAGAGTTTTAACAGTTTTTGTTGCAGCCTCATCAGGTGTAATTTCAGTTTTATAAGCAGTGAAAAGGCGACCATCCTGATCTTCGACCATGAACCAATCGCCATTATCCCATTCGCTTACAACCTTGACACGTGCACCTGTTTTTTTGTGCTGATAAAGCATCGAAGGAGTAGTTGTCATAAGACCAGTAATTTACTGGTCTTAGTTTAACTTATCTCTTTAATTACGGGGAGACAACACGGCCAAGCAGGTAGCCGTCGATGTCTTCGTAACCAGGAGCAACATCAGGTTGGATGTAGCACACTTCAACGATCAGATAACCAGTGCGGCCAGCAGTGGAATCAGCGCTCGAAATGTACCAACCACCACCTGCAGTGGTACCAGTAAGGGTGGTACGGGACTGAACGTTATAGGTAGTAGCAGCAGTCACTTCACGATAAACCTTGCCTGCGCTATTACCAGCGGCACCGGTAGCTGTCAGGAGAGGAACTGCACTGTAAGCAGCAGAACCACCAGCGAAATAAATCTCACCGGGCTGGCTGCCAGAGGTGGTGGACTGCAGGTTTGCTTGGGAAACAGCTGCGCCAACACCTGCGTTGGATTCCAGGCCAGGACCGAAGGTAATGATGTTACCGGTTGCGGCATACACACCAGAAGCAACACGGCCATCACCCCAGCCAGAAGCAACGGAAACAGTTGCGCGATACACATAGGCAGGAAGGGTGCTGCTGCCGGAGATCACCATACCGGTGATGTCAGTGCGGGTATCGTCATTCCGATAAGGGGAAGGAACGATAACACTGCCGGAGGAGATGGCACCGCCACCAGAAGTGTTGGTGACAGGAACGTAACCACGCTGCTGGAAGTAACGGTAGCCAGGAGTTGCCAGCACGCAAGTGGGGCCACCCTTGGAGTTATTGTTGCTGCCGTCATCGTTGGTATCAATGTTCTTGTACCAACCGTTGAGGGGCTCTGCCCAGTTACCTGGGTAGATTTTCTTAGCGGACAAATAGGTCATTTATCTTTTCCAGTAATTTAAATGTATGGATTAATTATCAGACGGTACCATCGTCTTGGATGAAGCTGAACGCGGTAGTAACGAAGTCCTTGTTCAGGATTTCAAAACCAGCATACAGTTGCCAGATCAGGATGATGAAGCGGCTGAAGTCGTCGTTGTTGTTGATGAGCACCTGAGCGTTCGGGCCGCCGATACCAACACCAATCGACTGAGGACCAAAGAAGTAACCTTGGGCAACTTCCTGGGAAGTGTAGGTGGAACCAGCATCGAACGAAGCGTTGACGTTCTTGATGGGGAAGTTGGTCGATTCGAAGAACTTCACACCTTCAAACTGAACACCAGTAGGCATCACCGGCTCACCGGCAAGGAAGTAACCTTGACCAACCTGGGGACCCATGTAGAAGCTGGCGTTGTTAGGCATCATGGGATTACCCATGTACATGCCTTGGCCAGGGGTACCAGCGTAACGAGCGATCTCACGGAAGTCAGGATCACGACGCAGATGCATCATGAAGACGGGATCGCAAATGCAACGATACAGACCATCAGCGAAGGTAGGAACGTTACGCTTACGCAGATCCTTAACAACGGTCAGAAGGTCAGTACGCACCTGGAACTGCTGAGTTTGGCTTTGGTACTCAGCAAGGCTATAGGTGATTTGACCGGAAGCATTCTTTTCCTTAGCGCCAGCGAAGTAGTAACCGCCTTGTGTGGTGGAGGCAGCACCGTTTGCTTCTGCTTTGGCAAGTTCATCGATGAACACACGATCACGCCACCGGCGATAATCGTCAAGCAGGGTCAGCGAACCAATGCTCTGGTGGAACATGTTCAGGTTACCGGTATCCAGCAGCAGACGCTGGGCGGTAATCAGGGTTTCACGAGCAATTTTGAAGGTGCTGGGCTGAGTGGGATCACCCGGATCAGCAGGGCCGGTGTATTCTTTCAGCACAACAAGCACCTTTTCCTTGGTGATGTTGCGGCTGTTGGCAGTACCAATGGTCTGGTCAGAGATACGCTCGCGGCTATCCTTCGTACCAGGGGTGCCCCAGAACTTATAGCGATCTAACTGAACAGTTTGACCGGGCTGACGAGTGAAGTCGTGGACAACCACGGGCTCCACAGCCATTTCGGTGACATAAGCAGGGTGGGGACGATAAAGTTCCGCACCTAAAATCTTTGGAAAATCGTTATCAATGAACACTTTAGTTTATCCTCCAGTGTCAGTGTTTTTATCGGGTGAAAGATAAAGACAC